ATGGACTACAAGGCTATAGGTGTGAACCCTGCCGACGCTCAGCTGCTTGAGACGAGGAAGTACAGCGTGGTGGACATTTGCCGGTTCTTCGGTGTGTCCCCGCAGAAGGCCTACGATCAGACCGGGCAGAGCTACGCCTCCATCGAGGCATCGCAGCTCGCTTTTTTGACAGACACGCTGCAGCCGTACCTGGACAAGATTGAGTTGGAGTTTGAGCGCAAGATATTCGTTCCCCGCGAGAAGTTCAAGTATGAGGTGTCGTTCGACACGTCGGTGCTGCTGCGTACCGACAAGACCGGCCTGGCAGAATACTACACGAAGATGTACAACCTCGGAGCCCTCACCACGAACGATATACGCCGACAGCTCGACCTCGAGCCGGTGGAGAAGGGTGACCAGGCATTCATCCAGTCGAACCTCGTGCCGATTGACAAGCCGCTGAATGCTACACAGGCGCAGCAGCAGCCGGACCCAAACAAGAACGGGAGTAATAATCAGCAGGAAGATGATGAAACGCAGAAGTGAGCAGGAGTATGAAGAATATCTGGAAGAAATACTGGCCGTATTTGGCTGTGCCGGCCCTATACAACAATACGATATAACACCTACATCAAGAAGAAGAGATAATGTGTGGAATTAAGGACATCAAGAACGTCACGAAGACAGAGAAGTGCTGTCTGTGTCGCTTGACATTTGTGCTGTGTTTTGTCATTTCCGTCTCGCTCATCATTGGTGGGTTCTTCGTACCTCCCACCGGCGTTATAGACGGGAGCGTGCTGACAGCAGTCGGAGAGCTGCTTGTGTTCCCCACTTTACTCTACGGCTTCAGAGCCCTCGAGCTGGGCTACGAGCTGAAGTTCCAACACGGCGAGATGTCGGTTGAGATACATAAGGACGAAGAAGAGGCATGAAATACTTTACGATGAACGAGATGACGGAGAGCGAGACAGCAATCCGCAGAGGAATAGATAACACGCCGACAGCAGAGGTGAAGGCCAACCTGACGGCTTTGGTAGCAAACGTCCTGGACCCACTTCGCGAGGCGTATGGAAAACCCATCGTTGTGAGCAGTGGCTACCGGTGCGAGCAGCTGAACAAGGTTGTCAAAGGTGCAAAGAAAAGTCAGCACCTGACCGGTCAGGCAGCCGACATCAGGAGCGTGGGGAGATCGGTGGCAGAGAACAAGAAGTTGTTTAACCTGATACAGAAGCTGGAGTTGCCGTTTGACCAACTTATCGATGAATACGGCTACAAGTGGGTGCATGTGTCTTTCAACGTGAAAGGAAACCGTAAGCAAATCATACACGCAAAATGAAAAACATCTGGATGAAGTTCTGGCCGTACATCGTAGTGTTGGCCTTATGGGGCGTAGCTGCCGCGCTCGTCGCTGAATGCGACCACAGCCTGAAGAAGGAGAACGAGCAGCTGCGCGAAGAACTGGCAAGGCAGCAGCAGTATGTGCCGCTGCAGCGCGACACAATCCGCGACACCGTCGAGATGGTGACGCAGAAGGTCGTGGAGGTAGAACGCATCAAGGAAGTGCTGACCAAGGAGGACAAGCAGCTGCTGAAGGACCTCAAGGTAAAGGTCAGTGCTCTCGAGAGTTACCAGACTATGAGTATAGTCACTGAGGCAGAAGTGCCTCTTACACCGGAACCGGACTCTAAATCCGAAGACGGAAAGGACAGTGTACTCGCCTATCATGACGCATGGCTGGATCTAAAATTTAATTCTGGTATTTTGGCTATTGTATTGCAAGACAGTCTGGCCATCGCAGTCGAGAAGGAGTATAAGAGGAAATTTTTGTGGTGGCGTTGGGGCACGAAGGGCTATAACGTGAAAGTCGTGAACTTCTGCCCCTACTCCACAATCAAATATAACACGTTTGTAAAAAGGAGACTTAATTGATACCTGATACGACAATTTGTCGGGCCAGCTTGCAGTTGGATTTTTTCATGTTAGATATAGTTTTTGTGGTACAGATTGATTATTTGAATTAGTTATTCACGCATTAGGTTCATTTTATTTTTGGATTTTAGCTTAGTTGTAAGTTGAGAAAAGGCCACCATCCGTGAGGACAGTGGCCTTTTTTTATGCACCTTCATAGACTGTGAGCAGTTCCCCGGAGTAGTGCGGGTTCATGAGCAGCACCCCGAGGGCCTCGATGCACGCTATCACGCCGTCTATCTTCTTCATGCTTACCGATTTGTTCGGCTTCACGTTGCCGTTCCAGTCGGACTTCAGTTCTACGTTGCGGAAGCAGAACAGCGTGATGGAGTTCGAGTCGATGGTGAGTGCAGGAGGCTTCCCTTCCTTCACCTGATGTGATGCCATGAGGATGAGGCGCTCAAGTTCGCGGGTCGGCCTGTTGAAGTTTCCCAGCGTCTGTCCGTATTCCTCCAACGGCATGCCCAGTCCCTGGCAGTCGAGTGCCCATTGTGTGGCGTTCCATTTGTCGTAACCGATAGTGGCGATGGTCACGTAATGGTTGTGCCGGATGATGTCCTGAGTGATGTAGTCATAGTCGGTGACGTTTCCCGGTGTGACATGTAGGTCACCAGTCCGATGCCACAGGCGGTACTTGTCCTTGTCTGTCTTCGTCTCAAGAGCCTCCTCAGGGCAGTAGTAGTCTATCTTGAGGTAGTAGCGCCCGTCATGCCTGATGAGGTACGATACGGCTGTGAGGTCGCTCACTGCAGAGAGGTCCACGCCGACGTAGCAGATGTCCTCGTCAGGGTTGAACAGGTCCCATCCGATCGGCTGCGATATGGCCAGCAGTTTCTGCTCAGGTATCCATACTTCAGTGGCATCGCACCACACGTTGAGGTTCTTCGTCTTCACGTTCGTCTCTTCGCGCGGGTTGTTCGTTGCCGTGTTCACCTCGGAGCGCAGCCATTCGCGGCTGACGGTCACTCCCAGGTTCGGCGCGCATTTCACCCAGTTCCGCTCCTCGCGCCAGTCGTCGTCGGCATCCATCTCGTAGATCGCCACAAAAAACTCCTCGTCGCGCTTGACGCCACTGACCACCTCCACACCATAGTTTCGGAGCTCGTAACAAGGAAGCGTTTTGTCGAATCCGGCAGTAGTAATGGTGCAGAGGTGGGGGTTCTCGCGCATTCCCATGGATGATTTGATGACGTCACGCACGGATGAGTCAGGCGCGGAATGGTACTCGTCGATGATGCCGAAGGAGGCGTTGTATCCGTCGAGGGTTGAGTCGTCTGCGGCGAAGACGTTCATCGTGGAGTCGTTCAGGAGGAACTGTATCTGGTCGCGGTAGGCAATGAGGTCTTTCTTCTCAGGGTCAAGTGACTTGGCGAAGTTCTTGGCCATGCGGAATGCAATCTTCGCCTGTTCTTTCGAGTTGGCAGCGAGGTCCACCTCGGCACCGTCCTCGTAGTCTGCGATGAGCATGTAGAGGGCGATGGCGGCCACCAGTGCCGTCTTGCCCTGCTTACGGCTCATTTCGATATATGACTGGGTGAAGCGCCGGCAGCCTGTGTCCTTGACGTACCAGCCGACGATGTTCGCCACAATCCACTGCTGCCATGGCTGAAGGATGAACGGCTGCCCGGAGAACTTTCCGGTGGTGTGCCTGAGCAGGCTGATGAAGGCGATGCAGCGGTCCACAGTCTTATACCGCAGCTGGATGTCCTTGCGCTTCATGTCATCAAGGAAACGCTGACACGCTTTCCTGATGTACTCACCCGCGACCTGCCGACCTTCGACAACGTCCTGGGCGTACCGGACATATACCTTCTTGCTCCTGCCCATCACTTCTTTATGAATGCCGACAGCGGCGATTCCTTCTTCGGCTCTGCCGACTTGCCCAGTTCCTTCCGGGACTTCGGCAGCAGACCATATTCCTTCATTATCTTCAGTGCCATGACCTCAGCCTGATTCATGATGGCTATCTTCGGGTTCGGCACCAGGTCGTCTTTCTCATTGCGCACCATCAGGCCTTCGGCATTGATGGCTGCCGCGCACTCGCAGAACGTGTTCAGCTGCACGCCCAAGATACTGATGGGCATGGGGTCGAGGGCGCACATGGCGCGCGTGTCCTTCAGGTGCGAGAGAACCTCGGTGAGGTATGCCTGCACCTCTTCACGGCATGACGACAGTGTCATGATCTGCGTGGTGATGGGTTTAGCGTCGTCTTTTTTCATGTAGGTGGATGTTAGTGTGGCATTCCTTGCAGAGGGCCATCAGGTTCTGTGGATTGTAGGCCATCTCGAGTCGCTGCAGCCCCTCGAAGTCGGTGAAGCTGATACGGTGGTGCACGTCGACAGCCGGTGAGATGATTCCCTTCTGCTGGCAGATTTCACAGAGCGGGTGCTGGTCTATGTAGGCCAGCCTCATCAGCTTCCACTTCTTCGAGGAGTAGACCTTCTGCCGCTCCTTTCGCTTGATGTCTTCCGATTCACGGCTTCTCGGTGCTTTCTTCTTCAAGTATGGCATTTCGTATCTCGTCAATTATGTCTGTTGCGTATTCGTTGCTCGTCTTCTCGGTGTACGGCTCGCTGGTATCCGCTACGTCCCTGTCGAGCTGCACATGGCTCTGCCGCAGGTTCTCGATGCGGATGAAGTGAAACCTTATGCGGAACCTCCTGACGAAGTTCCCGCCAGAGTGTGGGTGTGTAGCCATCCAGAGGACAGTGTCCTGGAAGGCGTCACGGTCGGCATCGTCCTTGATGAGGCGCGCCAGTTCGTTGTAGTGCGAGGTGATCTCCTTGAATACCTCATCGGCGTGCTTGGTCATAGCGCGAGGTAAGTGCTTTTGCGGCATGTCGCAGCACCGCGGATGTGGAGCATCCGGTACGGCGTGCAATCTCATCAATGACGGCACTGTCGTGGGGGTCCAGGCAAGTTTGATAGGTCTTTTTTGTTCGGCTCATAGTGTCCTCCTTCTTCTTCTCGTTGCAAATTTACAAAAATTTATTTAGACTTCGTCTAAATAGTGCAAAAAAATTGTGTGTTAATAACATTCTTTGTGTATATGAGTATAGCGTTAAAGATATTTCGCACATGAGTAAGAAAGAAGTAAGATTCCTGCAAGGCCAGATTGAGGTGCGCAAGGGCGGCGATGCCCAGGAGAGTCGTACCATATCCGGCTATGCTGCCGTGTTCAACAGCGACAGCAAGGACATGGGCTTCACCGAACGGCTTGACCCTCACTGCTTCGACGGCGTGATCGAGAAGAGCGACGTGGTGGCCCTGTATAACCACACGGAGGCCTCCGGTGTGCTTGCACGCTCCGTGAACGGCGAGGGCACCCTGACGCTCGAGGTGGACCACAAGGGCCTTCGCTGCGAGTTCGAGGCTCCGAACACCCAGCTGGGCAACGACATGCTCGAGAGCGTGCGCCGTGGTGACATCCGCGGCATGAGCTTCGCCTTCACTACGGAGAAGGACAACTGGGAGAGCGACAAGGAAGGCAACTACAAGCGCACGATCGTCAAGATTGACCGCCTGTATGACGTGAGTCTCGTGGTGACTCCCGCCTACGATGCCACCAGCGTCGAGACCAAGGGCCTTGACGAGCTGAAGGCAAAAGAACTTCTCGACCAGCACAAGGAGGCTGCTCCTGGTTCCTGGTACTACGATAAGTTACGCAATGACATTTATTAACCCTCAAAATTTCACAAAGAGATGACTACACTCGAAATGAAAGAGAAGCGCAGTATTGCTCAGCGCAAGATGGAGGCCCTGCTTAACAAGTCACAGAAGGAGCAGCGCAGCCTCACTGAAGATGAGAACAAGGAGTACGAAGGCCTGAAGGCAGAGGTACGTTCTTGGACCGACAAGATTGAGGCCCTCGAGAACTGGCTGGCCGAGCAGAAGCCCGCCAAGAAG